AACACCTGCAATTTCAACTCTGTTATCTTTGTGTATATGTGTTTCTTTTCTTTTCCATTTTTTAAAATCAGAAGGTTTAGTTTTATGGAATTGAATGGAAGCACTTTCCCAGAAAACCTGTTGTAATTTATATTCATAATAAACAGAGATTATCTTATTCATTATAAAACTATGTAGCTCTGGATTTATTTTATGAAAAGACTCTGATCTAACACCAGGCCAGTTTTCATGATTTTTAGCTCTAGACCATTTTACTTTGTTTAAAAAATTAAAAATTAATTTAGGATCTTTAAAAAAATTTTCAACAACTATAGTTGGATAAATCATTTAGGTCTTTTAAATTCACCTGGTAAACCTAAATGAGGTCTTCCATCAAATAAATTTTTATCTGATCCTTTAGTGGCAGCATTATTGTAGTGTAAAAATATCTGAACACATTCTTCACCTCTAAAAGGTTCTCTCCAATGTTCTAATTCATTACCCCTGTAGATTAACATATCTCCAGGATTTAAAGTTATTTTTTTACCTTTAGGTGCATTAGGTTTAATAATATTTTTTTCTTCATCTATAACAAAATCTTTACCCGTAGGATCTAAATATATTGGCCAAGGTTCTCCACCTAAATTTAATGTAGTAGATATCTCACAACTAAATCTATCTTTGTGTCTTTTTAGAATATCTCCTTTTTTGTATATTCTTCCGTAAGAATAATTAGGAGTAAGCTTTAAACCTGTTTTTTTCTGCATTAAAGGAAGTAATTCAACAAGTAAAACTTCCATTACTAGGTCAGCATAACAAGAGTAAGTATTTGGCACCTGACCATCTTCCCATGTTCCATACATAGAATCATAAGGAGATATAAATCTTTCTGTAAATAAAGTGTTTGCAACCTGTCTTTTAAAAGTAAAATATCTTTTACAAAAATAAGCCATTGGTTCACTTAAAGCTTTTCTAATTACTTGGTATTTATTTTTTTTAAAACTCATTTGCTCCTTTCCTTAAATAAATTTAGGTCCTTTTAAAAATAGTGTTAAACTGTTTCTCTCTCCTTTAGTTACAGGAGAAACTTTATGATGTATAAAAGATTTAAACATTAACATAGAGCCAGGTTTATTAAATTGTGGTATACTAAACTCATCACCCATAAACATTGAAAAATCACCCCCTTTGTAGGATTCGGTAGATAAATTTATTAAGACTGTTAACTTTATATCATAACTACTATTTACGACTCGATCACAATGCCAATTGTAGCTAGCCTGTTTACTTGAATTATAAATATTAAAATTTAAAAAATCATATGAATTTTTAGGAAAAAGATTAAATCCAAAATGATAACTGTTTATTGCATACGCTCTATCTACTACATGATCTAATTTATTTGCTAATTTAGAATAAAGTATCTGTTTACAATTTAGATTTTTTTTAGATTTACCCATAACATCTGTAGCTTCTAGATTTTTTGGTTCAATCTGGTCATATTTAGAGTTTATAGTTTTTACTAAAGATTTAATTTCAACAGGTGAAAAAACTTTATCCCAAAACCAATAATTATTTTTTGCACTCATTATTTATAAGGCCATCCTAAATTCCAAATTACTAAAGAATTTCTTGTTCCCTTTTTTACAGGACATACTCTATGCCAAACAAAAGAAGGAAATACTACAATAGACCCTCTAGGTAATATCTCTAAACATTTTTGAGTATTTTTATTTTTACTTACAGTGGGTTTATTAAAGTTAAATTCTAATTCGCCACCTTTATATTCATCAGGATCAGTTAGAGAACAAGTTACAGATAATTTTCTAATTTTACCATGTTCGACATCATTAGGTTTATTGTAAGGTCTAACATCAGAGTCACAATGCCAATCATAAAATTGTCCTGGATTATAAGTAGTAAACTGACAAGACTGCATGTAGTCCCATTCATAATTCCAACCGGCTTCTTTATTTGCTCTATGTATGTAAGGTCTTATTTCTTTGTATATCCATTCATCATTTAACCAGACTACCTGTGATTTTCTAACCTTCTGTAGGTTTTTTAATTCTTTTTTAGAGATAAATTTTTTATTAGTGTAGGTGCCTGTAAGCGCAACTTGTTGTTGTTGACTTTTACCATATCTAATAAGGTCATCACAAAACTTTGGTGTTAAAGCTGACTTAAAATAATAATAATAATTGTGTAACAACATTATTTTATATAATTAAAATTTATAGCTATTCTTACATTTTGATCTGTGCAACTAGTTCCTGTGTGACTTTCACCACAATCAAATTCAATATATTTATTCTCTTCACTTTTAACAATTTTTTTATTTTTAAATTTAGTGTACCCATCATTAGTGTTTACATACAATATGCCTGTGGTTATTTTTTCATAATTATCATAGTCTGTATGATAACCATGCTCTATGGGTTTGTCTGTTTTAGTTATAAGGTTAGCTTTAACTCTTAAAAGACTAAGAGGATTTATTTTATCTATGACAGGTTTTATTAAACTAAAATAATTAGAGTTAATTACATTATTAGAATAGAAACAATGGGTAAACTGAAATATTCCAACAGCATCTTTTGCTGTATTTACCCCTTGATTATAGTACCAAGAAAACTCAGCGCTCATTAAATTATCTTGTAGCATTTTAAACTGATCTTTAGGTAATAAATTTTTATATACTTTCATGGTAAAAAGTTTATCTTAATTAAATTAAAAAAATTGTCAATATGAGCATTTTAGAAAATTTTTCCAAACATTTAGATTCTATTGAATTTCCTAAAGAAAAAACTTCATGGAATGTGGCTGGGGTTTTAAAAGGACAAAATGGTTTTTATAGATTTGATGTAAGGAATATGTTTCAGCTTAACCCAAAAGAAAAAGCTCAAAATGGCAAGGTAAACAGTAAGGCAGATAAGATGGTTTTAGATATAAAAAATCAATATATAATCATAGATTTAGAAGAGCTTCATGAGTATTTAAAACAAAATGACCTTAAAAAAGTATATGTAGAGGATTTAATATCCAGTTTAGATTGGAATATTATACTACCAAAAAACTAAAAAGCTTATATAATGAAAGCCTATGCTTCAAAAACTTAATTTTAAACCAGGATTTGACAAACAAGTTACCGAGTCAGGGGCTGAATCACAATGGGTTGATGGTGATTTTGTTAGATTTAGATATGGACTACCTGAAAAAATAGGTGGTTGGAATCAATTAAGTACTAATAACAGAACTCTACCAGGAGTAGCAAGAGCGCAACATGCTTTTACCAGTATTGCCGGTGAAAAATATGTAGCGATTGGTACATCTCAAGGTTTATTTTTATACTATAGCGATGAATTTTTTGACATTACACCTTTGGATGATGACGTTATTACAGGAGCTACCTTTGATGCAACGTCAGGATCTGCAACCGTTACTGTTAATAAAGTATCTCATGGATTATTAAATGGTAGATACATAACTTTTAGTGCAGTCACAGTTCCAACAGGATCAGGTTATGCTATAGCTGATTTCACAGATAATACTTTTGAAGTATTAAATAAATCTAATAATACTTTTGATATTACAATGCCAACAAACTCTGCAGGTTCAACGTCAGGAACTGGATCAGCAACAATTAATCCTTATGAAATTGTTGGTCCTACTTTTCAAACTGCTGGTTTAGGTTGGGGTACATCCACGTGGGGATCAAGTACATGGGGAACTGCGAGTGCAACAAGTAACGTGATTCTGGATCCAGGCATCTGGAGCCTAGATAACTTTGGTCAAATATTAATTGCAACAATAAATAATGGTAAAACATTTACTTGGAATGCAGGTGCTGTAAGTCCAAGAAGCACACGAGCAACAGTAATGACAGGTGCTCCTACTAAATCAAGATTAACTCAAGTATCAGATAGAGATAGACATGTGTTTCATTTTGGTACAGAAACAACTCTTGGTGACTCAACAACTCAAGATCCAATGTTTATAAGATTTTCAAACCAAGAAGACTTTAGTACATATCAACCAACAGCAACTAACACTGCAGGTACTTTTAGAGTTGATAAAGGTAATGAGATTATGGGAGCTGTTTCAGGTAAAGATTACACATTAGTTTTGACAGATACATCTGCATATGTAATTCAGTATGTTGGTCCACCCTTTACTTTTTCTGTACGGCAAGTTGGTACCAACTGTGGTTTAATAGGACAGAACGCAGTGAGTTATTCTGATGGTAAAGTATTTTGGATGTCAGGCGAAGGTGGCTTTTTTGTTTTTGATGGTACTGTAAAAAGTATACCTTGTTTAGTAGAAGACTTTGTATTTACAACTAATGGAGATCATTTAGGAATTAACTATAGCTCAAATCAATTAGTATATGCAGAGCATAATTCTTTGTATACAGAGATTAGCTGGTTCTATCCTAAAGAAGGTTCTTCTCAAATAGATAGATGTGTTACTTATAATTACACAGAAAATTTATGGACTACTAGTTCGCTAGCAAGAACTAGTTATATAGATCAAGGGGTTTTTGAATTACCTTTTGCAACTGAATATAATAAAACAGGGCTACCTAATTTTCCTATACAAGGTATTACAAATACTTATGGAGCTTCTATTTACTATGAACATGAAAAAGGAGTAGATCAAGTGAACAGTTCTGGAACTACTTCTATCAATGCTTTTATTCAATCAGGGGATTATGACATAGCTAATAGATCTAGTGGTCTAGGAATGTCAACTGGTGTTGCAGATTTTAGAGGAGATGGGGAGTTTATTATGTCAGTTAAAAGATTTATACCTGACTTTCAGCTATTAGAAGGTAACTCTAAGATAACTTTAATCCTGAATGATTACCCTAATAACACAGCCGCCAGTTCTCCACTTGGACCCTTTACAGTTACCTCAACAACTGATAAAGTAGATACACGTGCAAGAGCAAGACTAGTAGCACTTAAAATAGAAAATGATGCAGTAGGAGAAACCTGGCGTTATGGTACTCTTAGACTAGATGCAAAACCAGATGGACGTAGATAATGACAATAGATAAAAGAATAAATTATAGAGGTGGCGGAGCATATCAAGGTGGAAGTGGAGCAGCAGGTAGTGCTGAAGCAGGTAAGGCTGTTGGAAGTGTAGGAGGACCTTCATATGATAGTGGTAACGTTAGTGGTAGAGATTATAGAAGTTCAGCTAGAGATTTTGTACAAACTTTAAATAATAATAATGCAATAAGAGCTAATCAAGCAGGAACAAAATTTAAACCTTATAGAGATCCTAGACCTCAAGGTGGCGGCTTGGCTAATTTATTTAAAGGTTTAGCAAGTATGTTTATACCTGGTGCTGGTTTTCTTTTTAATCAAGGCAAACAAGGTATAACAAATTTGGGTAATGCACTTGGTGATTTTAGAGAAGACTTTACAGGTTACAGAACTCAACAAGAATATGATGACGCTAGACAACAAAGAATTGATCTTAATAGAATTAAAACATTAGAAAATACTATACAAACAAAATATTTAGACAAAGGTAGATCTTTAGGTGAAACTGAATTAGATGAAAGACTTGCTGGTTTAAGACAAAGTCTTGGAATTACTCCTAATAGTGAAGCTCAAAATGCACAACAGTTTCTTGATTTTAGTAATCAACCTGAACTTTCGTTTGAAGATATAAAAGAATTAGCACAACCTAATATAAATTCTTCTGGTATTAACACTCTACCAATGGGAGTAGCACCTAATAATTATGACAGGCAATTTATAGAACAACTTGCTCCTAATTTAGAAGATCCAGTAAAAGATCAAGTTGGTGATATAGGTGATCTAATGGCAGAGGTTAAACCAAACACATTAAAACAATTACGAAACATGGGTATTTTTAAAGAAGGTCAGAAATCACAATACACTGATAAGGATGAACTAAGAATGTTAGTGCCTGCTTTAAATGATGCTAGTGATGAAGAAATTGACCTTATTATGTCAGGCAAATTTACAGTTTAATGGCCAAGATAACTAATTATATACCTGAACCACAACCAGAATATAGTGTTGAAAACCAAAGACAAATACTTGAGTCTTTAACTACATTACAAAACCAACTTAATTTTACTTTTCAAAATGACTTGAAAGAAGAACAAGATGCATATAATTACTTTTTATCATGACAATACAATATAAGAACCAAGGTTTTAAACAAACTGATACAGCTAAAGCAACAGTGCTTACTTGTCCTACTGATGGGGCAATCATAGTTAAAAGTGTTTATTGTGCAAACAACGATGCATCATCAGCTATTTTAGTAAACATGAATTTTGTTGACTCATCTGATTCAAACACTGAATATGAATTTTTTAGAGATGATGTAGCGGCTAAATCACAAGTAAATGCTTCACCTCAAGGCTTGAATTTAGAAGCAGGTGATGCTATAACTGTACAAGCAGCTACAGGCAGTAATAAAATACAAGGCTTGATAAGTTATGCTTTAATAGACAGGTCACAACAGAATGGATAATATATTAAAAATTGATTGTACAACAACAGTAGTTCTAAGAAATACTAGAACTAATAAAGTATATAAAAATGAATCAGAGAAAGATGCTGATATAGCTGATCCTAACACTGAGACAGTTGCAGATCATATTGCACAAGATCTTACAGTGGTAGTATCACCTAAAGGCTTAAACATACTACAGAAAGTAATGAATGAAAATAAGAAACCAAAACCCTAAAGGCGGAACAGAATTACAGTTTAGTTATTTAGAAGAATACGTAGACAAAGAATTATTAGCACAAGTTCAAATTTGTACATCCATACCTGAAA